TTCAAGAAACAATGCTGCATCTCCCTCACTTTTAAATACTGGAAGATTATCAGGACCCATTCCTGCTCTTTTTTGACCTACATGCTTGTCTACTCTTGGAACTATTCTTCCTCTTGTAGTTCGTCCTACCTCTTTTTGATTTACATGCTTATCTACTCTAGGGACTAGTGGCTGATCTTCAGCTACCATATCATTCATCAATTCATCTGTCACTGCCATCTGTAATCTCCTTACGCTCTACGCTCTCTAGTTGTTCCTTACTGAAGCCCTGGAAGACTGCTCCAGATACTTGCTGCACACTGGTTTTAGTCTTATCCTCTAAATCTAGAATGTCGGATAACTTGAACAAGGCTTTCAGCTTCGTGTCATCTTTCTCAGCAGACATGGCAATTAACTTAATCCCATGTAATACGGACCTATCGCTAATGCCTAATTCTTCCATAACGGGCTTCAATTCTTCTTTCATAGCACTTGTTATCCTTTCAGTCTTCAATAACTGAGCTGCCTTAATATTAGCATACCCAGGGTTATTAGTAGGAAAAGACCTTATATATGCAACTTTAGGGTCCATTCCCTTTGATAAATTTAATACAAATAATTCTTCTCTACTATTTAATTTTTCTCTAGACTCTACAATCTCCTCTGGGTTTAAACTGCCTCCAAGAGAATATATGTTGTTACGCCTAGAAGTGTCCATCAAAGTTTTATCAGAAACAAGGAAAGTACCCGTACAAGTACCCATATATTCGACTTCACGCACCTTGCCCTTAGCCTTTAACATAATGCCCTTCCTTAATATCTGGATTATACAGTCATCATCTGCCTTAACCCAATCACCTATGTGACCTTCCCTCCAATCCCTTAAATAGTGAATATCATCAGGAAGTTCATCTTTAGAGTCAAAGACAATATGTTCTATCTTATTTACTTTATATGATCTCATAGTGAAAGTCAAACCTCGCCAGAGGTTTGGATAGCTAAGTGATTCCTATAACATCATCTACAACATAGCTAGCAAACTCTTCATCTAATTCAATCTCTTGATCATTAAGAAGAAGTGTAGCCTTAGCACCTTCTATATATTCACTAATAGATAATATTTCTTCATTAATAGGATCATACTTAATCTTTAATATATACTCTTTCATTCTACCTCCTGAGTTCAGGTTGTAATATCCCCCTGAGTAACAAAACTCCATTTTTTTAACTTAAACTTTACTTTTACTCTAAGCCAGTAATTTCTCCCATACTTAAAGATATATAGTAAAACAATTCTTGTCAATTGGAGGGGAAACCTCTTAATCCTATATGGAGAGTAACCCACCGTCTGACCCCTACAGCAGAACTATTTCAAGGGTACTGTCTGGGTGATAATCATTCGATTATTGACATCCTAATATATAATGAAAATAAGCTCAAAGCAAAAGGTTTTAAAAATTGTGGAATTTTATCGTGTGGCTTTTTATAGATGGGTACCCCCTTAACAGGGGTTTTTAACTAACGTTATTACGTTATTTTTGATTTAGTTTTTTTGATTATTTTTGTTAATATTTAAATATAAAGGAGAAAATAGATGGCTACTAAACTATATAGTGGATTTGAACGTACTAATAGAATAAAGCTACCTGATACTAAGTCTAAGATAGACCTGAAGACACCACATGGTGCAGCGTTAATGGGTTCTATTGTTAGGAATAGTGGTAAAGCTACAGACATAGAAGATATAGTAAACTCTATGCAGCTTATGGAATGTCTTGATGTAACAGATGGAACAACAGTTGGTAATGTAGTAGTAGGTACTAGGACTATTACTGAGCTAACTGATAGTAATGGTGTTGTTCATGAGATTGAAGATCCAGCTACAATTAAAGTATATATTGATAGTGGTGGGATGAAGATCACTGGGACTAAGAATGTAGATATTACTGGCTGATGTGGTTAGTAAATGACGGTAATGGGGGATTAATTTCCCCCTTTACTTATTAATTAATTTAATTATTACTGATTATTGGTAGGTTATACACACACAATCAATTAGGTGCACACATACACATACTAATAATATAAACTTATACCAAACAGGAGGTTGACATGTCAGCAATATCAAGCGTTACAAGGCCTATGGTAATATCATTAGGACATAAAGTTTACAATACTAATCATATAGTATCATTTGAAAAGTATACAAACCCAGCTACATTGGACATATTTATAGTACTTCACCTATCTAATAGTGAGTCTGATAGTATTAAATATATCAATGAGGAAGAAAGAGCAGATGCATTCAAGTTGTTGATGAGTTGTTTTGATTGGTAGGAAATGGACTGCAAAGTCCCTGTGACCAAGGGATGGGTCGTGGAGTAATGAACCACTTAATGCCTATGGTGATCTGTCCCTTAAAAATTTAGCACTTACATGAATGTTGGGCGAGTATGCATTGGTAACTCCTGCAGCGTAGTTATTACTATGGCTCACATGAAATCCAACCTTGTAGGTGCTAATAATTCAATCGCGGTGACGAGCCTTGGTAGGCTAATGAGTCTCATAAACTCACGTATTGTTGGTTCGATTCCAACCACCGCAACTAAATTGTACTAGTTCCATTTGAGGGTACGACTCAGGTTCATAGCCTGATGAGAGTTAAAAGTAATATACAGTAGACTTATTAGTAGCTTAGCAGTGAACTTAAGTGGAGATATGTTATGGTGATTAACCTTCCGCCACTCTGCTAGTACATAATTATAAAGGAGTTGACAATGAAGATAGAAGATACAATGTTTATTGGGCTAGAACTAACACAAGCATCAATAGATATGATTAAGTCTAAAGTAATAATGAGGTATGCAAATGTATTTTGTGATCATGTAACATTATGGTATTTTAGTGATTATGCTAGAGATGTTAATAAGGCTGGTTATGATAGCTTTAATTATGGAGAACAATACATATACCAAAGAGCTGAATTGAATTTTTATGCTAGAATGGAAGAATGGAAATGGCCTGTATTATTTAAAGCTACAAGTATTAAGAAAGATAATAAATGTCAGTTATTGACTGTTAGTCATATAGATCACTTAATGGAAGATCTTGCAGCTAAACCTCATATAACATTAAGTACTAGTGGGGATACTAAACCTGTCTATTCTAATGAGTTATTAAATAAAAAACATGTGGCTATAAAGACAGAGAAGATAGATATCTTATTGGAAGGATATGTAAAGTTTTATGATAGAATTAGTAAGGTGGTGATATAAAGGTAGCTCCTTTATGTTATTACAATTGTGAAACCTGTGAACCATATTAGAAGGGCGTGGTCAGGTATTGTGACAGACGTTGTAGTCG